TACAATTTATTTTAACGGTAACATCCTTTCCTTCACTTTTCCAACCGTACATTTCAGAAGCGAAAGCCTCGCCGGAAATGGCTTGTTCTTTAGCAGAAGACACCCCAATAGGCTTATTTAACAGCATAAAGGCCGTATTTCCTATTAATTTATTGGTGTACTTGCTTGCTTGAAGTGTTTCCAATTTGGTATTTTACCGTTTATGATGGGAAATTAGTACCAAAATGAGAATTCTACAACTTTATGGGAAATTATTTTTACATAATTTTGTATTTAACAAATCTAAGACATTATGAAAACGCTATTATTCGCTTTGGTTTTACTGACCTCTTGCACTGATTTCACTGACGAAAATCATTTCGAGATAGATCCAAAGTTGTTGCCTTATGTGGATAGCTTTTATAAAGAAGCTGAGCAAAGAGGACTTAGCCTTCAAAGAGTAAATTTGAAAGTTGAATTTGGTAAGCTGCCTGAATTTATTGCGGGAAAATTCTATCACGAGTCAATGACAGTAAAAATTGATAGCTCTAAATCATCATGGAAAATGCAAGCTGAGGCTTTAGTATTTCATGAATTAGGACATGCATTATTAAATAGATCGCATGACAATAAAAGATTACCTAATGGAATGTTAGAATCAATCATGAATTTTGATTCACTACCTTCATACTATAAGGCGAATGCATTAAGCTCATTACCAAACACAAGGGAATATTATTTAGACGAGCTATTTAGTAAGTCGCATAATTAATATGATCCAATTGAATGGATAGCGTTGTGCCTCTCACAGCCGCTAAATATCCAGTGTGTTCAACCTCAACACTTATAAATGCGGTTGCGTTCGGGTCATATACATTAAACCATAACCCGGATGCAGACAACAAAGTAATGGGCGGCAAATCGCCAGCGTTTAATATTTGATTTGACGAAGCTGCTGACGATATGTTATCGATAATTCCTCTTAAATAAACCCTCCCATCATTGGCCTTTCTCCATTGTGGTTTAGCAGAACCTGCCCTTGCAGTCCATCCGTTTATTGGTACTATGTCATTCCATTTTGTTGGCGCGCTTATCGTTCTGCGTTCATCTAAATCTGTTAATGAAGCTATTTTTATGTATTGGCCAGAACCTGGCGCACTACCAACTAATCCAGCACCTTTGGTAACTGCGATTGTATTTGTGGTTCCATCGGCATATTGTCTGTCGTCATTTACAGGTGTTGAGGGGGCAATGTATTTCGTGAATGTTTGGTTTGTTACGGCAGCTATTCGCATGAATTCACCGTTCAAATAAACTATCCCTGCGGTCATATCGAAATTACCTGCGTTTGCAGTAGTCACACATCCAGAAATAACAATTCCCTCTACATCAGAATCAAATGTTGATAATTGTCCCTGTATAGCCGCCCATATCTCAGAATTAAAGATATCGAGTAAGTCGTCATCGTCAACAGGTGCGCCGCCTAACGCGGTAGATGTATATTTTTTCATATCAATAAGAATTCGTTATAAATGAAGGGCCGGCTAATTTGTAAATGTTCGTGTAAGCCTTAATTCGTCTTTCTACTTCAGTAGTAAATATTCCTGATGGAATCCAAACAATAAAGTCGTAATCAACAGCAACAGTTTCAGAACGTCTAAAGAACACAACAGGATCGTTCTCGGATATTCTATTAAAATAAACTGGTGTGTTTTCTGAACGCCTATAAAAATAAGTGTTTGTCGATATTGCTCTATTCCATTCAATGTAAATAAATGGTGCTGTGGTGATACCAAACAAATCATTCAAAGCTGCCTGTAAAACAATCTTCCTTCCATTCCAGTGCGCTTCTTTCGTAACCTGAGTTTCAAACGTAAATAATGTATCAGAATTAGTCTGCAATGGTTTAACCAAAGCGGCTAAAAAGTCTTTAAGTTGTGTGCCTCCGAATGTTACGTTTAAATCTATCATTCCAGTGTAAGAACTACTTTGTTAATAATTATTAGCGGGAAATTGGTCACGTCAACTAATGGTTTGTTGAATACATCTGATTCTAATTGCAGTTTAATATTGCGCTGTAACACTTGTTTTGAAATTGTGCTTTGTAAATACTTCCAGATAGTCACTCCTACTAACGGGGATTGTTTCCAGTGCCCAGGAGAACTCACTAAAATGAACTGAATATATAAATTCGAAGGCTCAACAGTTTCAAAGTCTCCGTCAAGCGTTGCCACAAAGTCAGCATCACGAAGCACCGGAGGGAGCATCTTTTGAACTTGTAAAGACCATGTAGTATTAAACAGACTCATGATATTGCCAAATGTCTATTAATTCTTTTTTTTCATCTTCAGATAAATCTGTTGATCCACTAACTGTTGCGATGAGTGGCTTAATCATATTTTCTGAATGGTTTTTAGGATCAAGATAATATAATAATGATTTTCTTAAGTCTACAAACTTTTTATTTTCCCTAGGAATACTACTTAGGTTATCAAAAACAAAATCAACATCTGATCTTGTCATTAATCCTATATCAGAAATACGTTTTTCATAAATACCACTTAATTGGCTTTCTTTAAATGGTTTTGATACACCACATTGATAGAATTCAGCCTCTTCACCAGGTCTTTCACTTCCTGAATATTGTGCAATTCTCCAACCACAATCAGTGATTACATAATAATAACCTGGTTCTCTTTGTTTAGTTTCCATAATTTTTATAGCGGGTTAATTTTTAAACACTTTCTTCAGTTAAGGTGATCGTATCGGTCAATGTGTTTGCTGCGGTGTCCTCTGAAATCAGATAACCTGCAACCGTTGTGTAATACCCTTGAACGTCAATATCAGTTGCGCTTCCTAATGCTACTGTAGCCTGTCTGGCTTTAATGTCAATCAATGTTACACGTGAAACACCGGCTACGGCCTGAATAGCATCGACCAATTTAATCATGAACACCGTACCGTCGAAAGCTGTATCTGAGAACGTAGCAAGGAAGTTGTCAATAGCCGTAATCACATTTGCTTTTACCGTTGCCTGAACATATTGCCCGAAAAAGTAAACCGTTGCTTCAATTCTAATTCTATCAGGGTCAAGATTGATAAATGAAGTACGAACACCTGCGAACCCTACCCCCTGAGTGGTTGACGTTCCGAAGTAGTAATCTTTCAAGGCCGTTAACTCAGTGCCGGATAACGGTGCCAGTGATGGCACTACGCCCTTAGCGACTTTAATTGCAATAACACCTGAACTCAATTGCTTCACTGAACACCTGGTGACAATTCTATGTGTTGGATCTACAGGATCATAAGAAGGAACAAAGTCGGTTATCGTAACAACGTCAGGATATTGAAAGTTAAGAATCTGCTGACGAACCCAAGCAATATTACCACTTACCGCAGTATCTGCAATACCTTGTATAGTCGAGGTTAAAATATCGATCATTGTCTCCAATGTGAACATAGACAACGAAACAACGTAAATTATAATGTTGAACACAGAAACCTTTGACCCTCCATCCTCAGGGAATAAATAAACGTCCAACGATGGATAAGTGCGTATCGCTGTTTTTATTTCGGTTTGTATAACGTCTAAAGTTCTTGCCATTATGATATGTAATTAGGGATAATAGGCCAGTAATCAAATTTACATCCGTTTACCCGCATGATATTATGATCAAAATAAGTCCCTTGCTCTTCGCACATTCTAACTTGGTCGGGTGTAAAAAAAAGAGTTATTTCCTCAGTGCTTCCTTTTGGTTCGCATTCTTCAAAGATTTTTTTAATCCTTAAAATATCTTCTACTGTTAATTTTTTTCGTTCCTCAATCATAATGTTGTATTTACTACCAATGTGTTAGGGCTTGCAATTACATCAGTCGCACGTTTATATGCTACTGATGAACGATAACGGGTTTTGTAATCAATGTAAGGCACCTCAACGTTGTTATGATCTTCGTCAAATTCGGTTAGCGTTTCCTGGAAAGAAGTAAAGGTAAGTCCGCTTAATGTCGTTGGGCCTAATAACTGAATTTGTTTGCTAAAGGCATCGCAAAAGTCGAATGTATCAAGACGTGTAAACTTAAAGCTTTCAATTCCGAATCTAAAGCGGACAGTCAAATCATAATCTTTAATGCCCATGCAATAATTATTCACATCATTAACTATGAATTCAATGAAGCATGCTGGATAACGAAACGCTTTCTCGTCTTTATAACCAGTCTTAACAGTAGACTTTGAGTCTATTCCATTGCTGTGCACAAATTGATTATTCCACATGCGAATAGTCTTGAATACACATTCAGTCACCGGCGTGGGCGGAGGTGTTCCGCCTGGCTGCACAATCTCTGTTAGATTAGCAGTTAGCTGATCCGATATATATTGAAAGAAGGCTTTCACACTATTGATTTTATTACCTGCATTAACAATTTACCGTTCTTCATTTCTAATTGCCGTGAGTTGCCCACAAATTTCCGTTGAGGTAAACGTGAAGTTCCGTAGTTATGGTATTCAGCGTAAGGAACATCAGAACCAACCAAACGACTATTTGAGGTCTTGCCAAGCACCCGAATGCTCTCACGCATCCTGCCAGTGTCGACTAATTGTTGATGACCTGTATTTACTTTGTTCAGTGTCCACTTTTTAATCGAACTATCCACAAAGCCGCTAGCATCAAAATTAATCACTTTAAATTGATAGACGGCATTGTTAGCCATTCTGTCTAAAAGTTGCGGCATTGCTGACCGAAACTTTGCTGCTTTGCGTAGGAAGTTAAATTTACTCACGATCTATATTCTTTGCAATTTCTTTTAAAAAGTCAACTTCATCTTGGGTAAATCCTCCGCCGAATCCATCACCAGTATTGCAATATGAGATAAAATTTATACCCTCGCAGTTTTCAACATGCCTGATATATTTTTTGAGCACATCAAAAACAAATTCTCTATTACATATTTCCTCTATTATCATCGCGGTAAATTAAAATTATTAGCCTTCAGGCCTGCATCACCTTTCGCCACACTAAAGTAAGGATGATATTTTGGATTGAAAACTAATCCGTCTTTCCCCGGGTTCATTCTGAACACTTTAGGGAATTTCTTTTCGTCATTCAATTCTGATAGATCCATACTTTTTAAATCAGTCTTTTCATTTCCTTCGTGCTGAACTGTAAAACATCGGCAGTTCCACCCATTTTTCGGCATATAAGTGTCCCAAAACGGATCATCTACAGGCCTTTTAATTCCGTCGAGAATTGCGTGTTCATCTCTGACGTGGCTATCTCTTTGCGTTCTGTATTCCAAAGTAGGAAACGTTTCCTTTTGTTCAACTGCTCTTACCCATTCACGTGCTTCCTGTCCCTGGCCAATAGCTGTGTTATATTCAGTCTTCAGATAGTTTTTGTTGTATTCATCGAAAACAACATCAGCTTTTTGCCTGAACTCTTTGAAGGTAGATTTAACGCCTTTCTCGTTTATGAACTTACTCATTGTCCTGACCTGCTGGTATTGCTTGGCAGCACTGAAAGCGTAAATGTTCTTCCGTAGCTTCAAAGCTGTTTCCCATTCAGTAGTACTATAAGTAAATTCGGTTACAGCGCCTCCATAACCTTTGATGACTCCGCTTTCTAATTCACCACCTACCTTTGCATGATAATCAAGTGAAAGCGAATCCGTTGTTATGGCCTCACTATAGACACCAAGTAAATAAAGCTGTATCCAGTCATCAGGGAATAAGTCTTCATTCATATAAGTTTTTCAATTGCTTATCTGCTGGTAACTCTGTAGGCTCAACCTTTTCCTCAACAGGAGTGCCGTATGTTTGCTCAATATACTCAGGATCTATTTTGAAACCCATCTGAGTAATCTTCAAATCAACGTCGGAACGCTCAGCAAGCTTTAGTTTCTCTGTTGTGTCGTACTTGAAGTGAAGACCTTTCCAGTCAAAACCCAGATTCTCCATCAACGGCTTAAGCTTCTTATTGACTAAACCGGTAGTGAATCTTGCATCGTTATCCCCATACATGTTGGCGATGTTCTCACCTACGGTGCCCTTAAGCTTTCCTGTTTCGTTACTTACCACATCTTGCCCGAATACAAGTTTTGTCACATCACCATCAAGCTTTTTGATAAGCTCCAAATAAACTTGGTATGCATCAGTGTGATTTGAGCCAATGTATTCAATTTCGTCTGTTAGCTGAAATACGCCGTATGAGTTAGACCCCAGATCACGCATTGCGGTAATGAATCTTTGGCGGTCAAGGCCTTCGCTATTCGTTTTGCCTATACGGGTATCCATACCGAACACCTCTGCCCATTCAGACCAATTACCAAGTGCATTGTCTTTGAATAGAATGTATTTAGCTGCCTTACCTAATATCCCGTAATCCCTGAAGTCTGACGAAATCATCATTAGGTAAGAGGCATATTTAGGATCATCGAATGAAACGCCGGTTGTGTCGCCTGGCATGTTGGTAATTATCCCCAACTCAGGTTTAACATTGTCCCTATCTAAAACATTGACAGCGTTGAAATTCTTAATCCCGTATTGTGTTTTTACCTGGTATGGTTGGAACTCGCCGTTAACTAAAGGCCCGAATTCCAAAGGTGTGAATCCCCAAAGCTTTGAATCCAGTGCGTGACTTATGAAATCATAGAACCACTGAGTTTCAAACAATCTTGTAAATTCTTCATCCTCTTCTCCAGCATCGTTGCAAAACTTGAAAGGCTTTTCTAAGGTCTTCATCTTACGTGAAGTCCATTGTGCGGTTAGGTTAGGATCTTCAACAGTTTCCCTGAAGATGTTATGAAGTAAGTACCTGTTGTAGTTAAATATGTTCTCGCAAGACTGACGGGCAACTCGCAACTTTAAAGCATCTTGGCGTACCCTGATCTTTTGTTGCTCCATTATGTAATTAATGGGCGAGTTTTTGCGCGTCTGTATTTTAGCCTCCCGATCAGCCTTACGCATTTCCTTTACCTGCTGCTTAACTGTTGGTTTGTCGCTCATGGGTAGATAAATGGTAACATGTTAGCCGGAATATCATTTAATGAGCCATCAGTGTAAGGCTTAGATATGAATTTTTGTTGTGATCCTAGGAATGTATTGACCTGCTCACCGGTGGTAAGTCTTGGCACTGAGATAAGTGCATCCCCGTTCATTACATCTTTGAGCCACAATATCGCCGCTTCGCATGCTTTTTGTCTCAATTCGGGAATGTCACGCGGGTTGATTGTTTTGTGAAGGGTGCAGAGCGTTAGATCAATTGTCACCGCAACTATTAACATGTCGCGCCCTGTATCAGATGAGTCCTTTGAGTACTCACCGTCGATCTGATATTTTACCTTTAAAAAGCTTGAAACGTAAGCTCTGGCGTATGCTTCTGCGAATTGCCTGACTTGATCGGGTGTTCGTCCGCTGGTCTCTGATGCCTGGGTTAAAATCTCCGTTAGGTTCTCTAACCCAATTGCTAGGGTGTAATCGTCATTGCTTAGATATGCCATCCCAAAATGTAATTTAATGCCAATTTGGGAAATAATGTTTATTATTCCTAACTTTGAATTGTCATTTAAGTTTTATATAGCAAAATCTAAACACTCAAGGATAGCTCCTTGGCCAAGGGATAGGCATTCTACAGTGTTTAGATTTTTTTTCTACGGATAATATTATCAACCTCTTTTTCCAGCAGATCATAATAGCTATTAGTAGTTGTCATTGCTATTTGTTTTATCTCTAAAACTTTCTCTTTACCAACTATATTCTGCCAATGCTCAACATCCCTGTTGATCTTAGCTATTTTCTCCATGTCTTCAGTATAGCAAAACACCTTCGGGATAAGGTCATTAACATTTTTAGTGAATGGATCGAATGGCATAATTTTATCGTTCAAATTTAAAGTTCCTATCATTACCTACTTCGTATTGAGGCGAGTGTCCGCCGTTAAGGTAATAGTTAAAATCACCTACAAAAGCCTCGCAAATGAAATAACTCATTGAATCAATAGCGTGACCCCATTTTTCGTATGAAATGCCGGTATCAGGATCGGTTATCTTCTTTTTGCTTATTCCGCCTTCAGCATCTTCAACCGCATAAGCATAGTCATTAATGCTTACCTTACAAGACTTATCAATCCTGAATTCAATATTCCTGTAATCCTTTTCAAATATAAGGTTCAGAAACCCACCCTTACTAACTACAGGTGGATTAATTGAGGGCACTCGTAAGGATGGATTAAATTGCTTTAGTCCTGCCATAAGGTCTGTAAAGAAGTTTTCTCCAGCTTCCCTATCGGTTGTTGCTTTCTTGCTTGTGGCATCTCCGTAAATCTTCATACCCGCATAATGTTGTTTGTATGGTTCCCAAAATCGTTTTATGATTTCGTTACAAACATGCTTCCTTGTATTGATTGGCGGTTTTAGGCAAACTTCACCGATCTGCCTAACTTTTTTAGTGCCTCCTTTATCTTCAAATTGGAATATAGTGCACGTAATGTGAGGGTTGACGTTTTCATCAAAGCTTAAATGGAGTGGTAATTTTGGATTGTATTCGTAATTTCCTGTATGTATATCTGGGTTGAAATCCTTAAGGAACTCGGCCCCGTGTTTTGGCTTGGCGTTCCAATTGCCATTCAAAAGGCGTTCACGATCGTATGAGCTTAGATTTTCTTCAAGATTCTTTTTGTATGCTTCCGCAGCTTGTTTATTCGGGTTGCTCTGCAATGTGGCCGGAACGAAAATGTCTGAACTACGTTTCGGCTTACCTGTTTCAAGTGTTGGGATGACAATATCTTCTTTGATCCATCCGTCGCCTGGATTAAGCGTAATAAGCTGTTTCGGATGAAGGTTAAATTCTTGATGCTTATATCTAGTGCGTGATAAAAGGATGTCAGCGGCACGTTTAACCGTTGTAACACCTTCTTCAATTGCACCGGCTGTGTATTCCCTTGATCCAAAACGATCAAAGTTAGGATCCGCCGGGTAATTGAATGTTTCGAGAAGATATATTTCAGATCCATTCCTATAAGTTATTTTGGACTTTTGCTCATTGTATTTGATTACTGATCCTGACATTTTGATCCAATCAAAGAAGGTTAAAAGAACGCTTTCTTTAATATCCTTTAGAGTTTCGCGTCCAAGGTAATATCTGGTTAATTCGAACTCATTACACATGTAGTCAAGCCATGCGCTTATAAGTGTGCTTTTGCCTCCGTATGCGGCACCTCCATAAATGACCCTAGCAATATCCCTATGTCGTGATCCGGTAAGGTAGTGGAATGCTTGGCTCTGTTCGCCGGATAGATCTATACTGTTCATTCAACTGCATCAGGCTTAACATTCAAGGTGAAAGACTTCATTTCATTGCCTTTTGATGTATGGTCTATTGCCTGAGTGTCAATCCAACCAAAATTCTTTAATGCGAAAATAGCACCTGCATTTGAGTTCCCGTGCAATCTGGCTTCATAAGCCCCTTCAATTGCGAGCCTGGCCCTTTTTACTGTGTAAGTGAATTCGGGCTTTGCCTCATAGTCATAAAAGCTCTGACGGCTCTCAAAACCAAGAAAATAAGCTAATCCTGTAATTGTTTCGGGTTCCCTTGTCTCCTTCAGTGAATCAAAGTACTCCTGTATTTTGCTGGCTAATTCTGAAGGATCTTTATACATTGGTGGTGCTCCCACTGGATTCTTTTCCATCACATTATCTGCCCTTTCCAGGCTTTAAACTTCCAAATACCACAAACTAAATCATTACGGCATTGAGTTAAACCGTCTACCGAAGATACAAAAAAGTAAGGCTTTGTTGCCTCCCATTCTTTGAATTTTTCAATGAAATCGCCTTTTGGTAAAAGGTCTGTTATGTTCTTAATTCCCATTTATCAGCTATAAAAACCTCGTTAATGCTATTTCCGAATTCGTCGTCAGACTTGCTTATGAATGCAGGGCCTATGTTTTGATCAATAGTCCAGGTGGCGCGGCCGATGTATTCACCATCGCGCCATAGATCGTATTCACGTCCGGGTATTAGCTCTTCTCTCATCCTCTTTAATGTTTTGAAACTATAAATTGATTACTAATTCTTCGTTTGTTAATGCGTAATAAAGATTTTGAAGCTGGGTGAACGTACTGTAATTCAATCCAGTTAGCAATATCATCTTCGTCCATTACCATGTAAAATTTAGGGCCGCGGATGTTTATCCTCCAAAAAAATCCTTTTTTATGCCAGAAATTTAGACCTGAGAAGCTTGCATTTTTCAATATTTTTTCAGTTAATGGAATGCCTTCAATCTCAAATGGCTTATATTGATTCCCATTTTCCTCAACTGTGATAAGATGAGAGTACATTCTTTTATGTTCTTCAGACTTGAATTCAATTTGATTTCTTCGAGTGTTGTCCGAAATATCAAAAACAGTATTGACCATATATGTTGATCCGGCCATTCTTATTTTGTTGCCAATACGTAAATCATTAGCCTTTATCATTTCGAGTAATTTAGCTTAGCTCCAATGCTTACCTTCAAATTTCTAATGGCGATTAACCTATCATATATATCCAAAGGCTTATTCTTTGTCCTGCTGTCATGAATAATATCATTATTTAATATTTGTGGAAATTTGGGCGCGTATGTTGTCATAAGACTTTCTATGTTAGTTTCAAAAACACATCCAACGTTCAGGGAATCGCTTTATTAGCGTGTTGGTAGCCATAACGTGCTTAACTGCATCACTTGGTTTACCGTAAAAATAAACCGATGGTGCCTTAGCTCCTGTAATTCGGTGCATGATAGTAACTGATGTTGCTGTTTCTCGCCATTGCATATTTTTAATGTTTAAGTTTTCAAATAAGGGAGCGATACAATTTACCGCCCCCGATTAGCTTCTTAATTTACCATGATTTACAGCCTGATTAAGCTTTTTATCAATAGCCATGTTATTTAAATATTGTAATTTTTTTATTGCCTGCCTACGTATTTGATTTGGGAGTCTTGCATGCTTTGCATCCATTTCAGTGCCCCAAACGGTATTTAAGAATTCTATTCCTTTTTCTCTATCATTTCCAGGCTTTTGAATTCTGTGTTCCTCAGTTATTCTTAACTCATCCAAAATATCATCGAAAAATGTGATATGTGAAAGATTGAAGTAAATGTATATTAAATCGATATGCCTATTTCTTTTGAGAAGATTATCAACTGATAGATCAATATATTTACCAAATCCAACAATTGACTTCTTTGTTAATTTCCTGAAATGCATACGCTTTACTGGTTTTTTGATCTTTATCTTCTTTTGCTTTTCTTGATTGTGAGTAAAGTTTAATGGAGGCCTGAAAAACTTAATCCATCGCTCTTCATATTTCAGAAGATTATCTTCGATGCACTCTATTATTCTGATCTTATCAAAGTCTAGCAATTGGTAAACATGAAATTTAATCCTCTTAATAATGTCAGTTGATTGTCCTATATATTGGCATCTTCCATTTTTAAGTAGAAAATAAATTCCACAATAGTTCTTCATATCAAACTAGGTTCCTTATATCCTGTTTGCTTCTTTAGAATAGCCTTAATAAGGGCGCTTGGTCTCAATTTCTTTTTCTTAGCATAATCTGTAAGATGCTCTTTAAAGTGCCTTGAGGCCTTAAATGTTATTATCTCTCCCTGCATGGATACAAATATAGTAATACAATTAGGATTACCTACTATTTAAAAAATAATTTTAACTTTTTTCACTTCGATGCTAGGAAGTAATATAAAAAGTATTACTTTTGATTTCATAACGCAGACAATTAAACGAAACGGATATGAAAACTACACAATCAATAGATAGACAAAAAGCAATCCAATCTTACAATGATATCAAAGAAGGAAAATTGAGTGGTGTTAAATTAAATCCGATCAAAATTATTAAGGCTGGCAGCATAATATTTATAATAGATAACAGAGATTAATATGGCATACTTCAGTAACGGTTCAGAAGGAGTTGTTTTTGATGACCAATGCGCTCGCTGCAAATTTGGTAAGTCACCATGTCCAATTGCATTTGTACAAATAGATGCAAACTATGACCAACATAAAGACACATCTGGAACAGCTACTAAAATTCTTAATCACTTGGTTAAGGATGACGGCACTTGTATGGTTTACGAAATGGCTAAAATTGATTTTGCAATAGATCCTGATCAACTTGAATTAGAATTATGAGCCTAACCACCACCATATACAACACAGCCGGGGAGCCTTTCACATTCACTTTTGAATATGAGGTTGATTTATCGCGTCCTTTTTCTGTGATCGTTAAGAGACCGATGTTCCTTGATGAATCATTCGGAGATGGCTGGCAGGATGACTTAGTAAAAGCACTTCACGAAGAATTAATGTTTGACTTTGAACTGAAAATTATATGAAACTTGAAGATTTAAAATGTGAGTCATGTGACGGCCTTGGCGAACGTGAACAAAATATTGACGGTATGGATGCCCCTTGCGTTTGTGGATCTTGCAATGGAACAGGAATTGATGATCTGCAATTAGAGGCATTATTCATTCAAAGACGTGCTCATGTTTCTTGTTTCAATTGCGGATGCTCAATTGAATCTCATGCTAATGACAAAACATGCCCTGATTTCTACGGAGGTCAATTTAATGGATGGCTAACTACTAAATTAACAATTGTATGAAACTAACGATAACCGACCGCAAGATATTACACTCCATGGCTACTACTCCTACGAGTG